AAATGCGCCTGATAGAGTATCTTGACGATACGCATTAGCACGATAAGGCTCAATACTAGGAGAAGTATTTCCCATAATGATAGAGCTAGAAGCATTTGGAGCGATAGCCATGAGATGACTAAAACGCAAACCAGTGCCAGTGGCATCAGGAGCTTCGCCCCGCTCGGTACCCAATCTAACATTCGCCACATTTAAGCTCTCCTTTATATGTTTGAAGATTTGTTTGTTTCGTCCAACTGCTTGTGCTGATTCCCATGGTATGTTATTTCGTTGTAGATAAGCATGAAACCCAAGAGCACCGATACCAATACTGCGCTCACGACTGGCACTATACCTTGCACGTTCAACGGCGGAAGGAGCATTATCAATAAAATACTGAAGAACATTGTCGAGCATTTCAGCAATATCAGAAAGAAATAAAGTATCATTTTTCCATTCATCATAGTATTCCAAGTTAACAGAAGATAAACAACAGACAGCCGTGCGGTCTTTGTCTGTTGGTAAAATAATTTCACTACACAAGTTTGATTGTTTGATTGATAGACCTAGTTTCTTTTGAAACTCTGGCATCATACGATTACTTGTATCAATGAAATGTAGATATGGTTCACCTGTTTGCATACGCATTTCTAAAATACGTTGCCACAATTCTCTTGCAGGTATTGTGTCTCTTACTTCGCCATTATGTGGGTCTTTTAGTTCCCATGTATCATCAAACTCAGGGTCAAGCATACACTTCTCAATGATATGCATGAAGTCATCTGTGATATTGATGCCATGATGTAAATTCAAACAACGCATATTCTGGTCGCCTGTTGGTTTACGCATCTCTAAAAATATGAGAATATCTGGATGACTGATATCCAGATAAGCAGCATAAGAACCACGGCGAGTCCGACCTTGACGATAAGCCAAACTACTCGCATCATAAGTCCTAAGATGAGGCATAACGCCAACAGACTTATCATCAGCACTACGAATTCCAATACCAATACCAACACCGCCTCCTAACATTGACAACCAATTTACTTCCGCCAAACAATCAACCAAGCCCTCTGCACTATCATGTAGATAAGGGAGAAAGCAAGAAATAGGTAACCCACGGGTACTACGACCAAATGAAAGAATAGGCGTAGAATAAGATAACCAATGTTTACTACTATACTCGTAGAGTCTTTGTGCATGAACCTCGTTAGTTCCGAACGCCTTTGATACATATGCGAATCTTTCTTGTGGTGAAATCTCACCATCTTTCATGTAACTTTCTTTTAATCTCTTTAATCCCAACTCATCAAACAAACTATCTCTTGTATAATCTACATTAATACCATGAACAATATCCATCTTTACTCCAACTTTATTATATTTTTTTCCAACTAACAAATTTCATCTGTGCTCTAAGACCGGTGAAGGTGTTACTACTTATGATTCTCTCAATTTCGTCCGGTGATATGCCTGACATTACCATCTCATTAATATCTTTCTGTTCAATCGTATCAGGCCAAATGACGATATCATAACCTAACTTGATTGCATCCTCCATTAACTTCACGATTTCTTTATTGCGAGGTTCATTGTCAAATATCAAAACTTTATTTTCTGCATCAATTAATTTTGCAGTTTGTATGAGAGCACTATCACCAGATGCAACACAATTAGAGAGGAACATCGAATCAATAGGACCTTCTACAATCTTAACAAGTTCGTTAGTGTTTACTTTGTCCATGCCATAAATTAACTTGTCTTGCGACTCATTAGTTCTTAGTGTGACATAACGTAATTTATAATCACTATTCTCCAATGCACGACCAGACACACCAATGAGTGTATTATACTTGTCATAGAAAGGGATTACAAGCCTTGCATCAGCAGTAATTTCCTTACCATGATTAGGCATAAGAGCATCACAGAACTTTTTGTAGTTCGGTGTGAACATCAAAGTGTTTCTCATTGTAGACAAAAACCGTCTATTTGTGCAATATAGTGAACAAAAATGTTCATCAGAAAGATTGTTCACCCACTCTGCGTGTTCGAAGTTTTTTTCTTTTGCTACTTTATCAAATCGAGGAGAAGGGATATCAAATACAGGTGCCTTGAAGTTCGAATGGCCAGATTCACCTGATTTGTATCTCTCAAGTACAAACTCTTTATGTAAAGAGGGGTCAACCTGTTTAATCAAGTTGCCTAGATTTGTACCGACACCACAGTTGTGGCAGTTGAAAAAGAGGTTAGTGCCCTTTTGAAACACATAACCTCTTGCTTTGCTTAGATTCTTCTTACTGTCACCGCAAATGGGGCAGGAGAAGTTCCAAAGGTAATCTTTCTTCTGCTTGAAGTTACGCAAGCGAGAAGAAATTAATTTAATATACTTAGATTCGACAGAAAGTGACATAGAATCATAATATAACACATCCGAAGATGCTTGTCAAGTTTTATTTCACAAGTTTCAATAAAATATCCGCATGACCAGTTGCCCAGCCAAATGTTGCCACGGCACCGGCAGCCCACCATATCCACTTATCTCTTTGAGTTTTAAGTTCGGCAATTTCTTTTGCCAATGCTGAATGTTGTGAACATGATGCATCATACATCTCATTGAGCTTGTCTGTCAAGCCGCTCCTTGTTTTATCAAGGCAATCATGCATTTCTTTTACATCAATTTTAAGGTCATCTAGCTTTTCGTCTAGATTCTGTACCTTAGTTTCAACAACACCAATTCGTTCTGCCGTAGTAGCCATTTATTTTTTCACAGGAACTTCTGTGCCTTCTAGTTTTTTGTGGACTTTGATTTTTTTACAATCTTGTACTACTTTACCGTCTTTACCAGTTACTGGTTTTCCGGCTTTATCAACCTTATCATGACATACTTCTTTTACTTGTGCTTCTGCGTAAGCAGGAGACATTACAGATAAACATAGACCTGCTACAAATATATAATTTCTCATTTTTGATCCTTGTTAGTAAATTTTTCACTTGCCGTAAACCCCAAGCCAGCAATAACAATATACATCATTGATTCAAATAATTTAGAATCTACAGTATAACCACAAATACTTGCTACAAACCCACCTGAACACATTAAAAATGCCAGTATTGTAACAGTTCTTTTGCTTGAGACAGTACCATTGGCACTATCAGATAACATGCTGCTGATAAAGTTCATTTATAACTCTGGTTGTGCTGTTGGTGCAGGACCTGGTTTTCCACCGAATCCTGTAACAACTTGAGGTTGAGATACGACTCCAAAGCTATTTCCGCTTCCCAAGGGTTGTGAGTCAAAACTGTTTGTTGTCGTTGGAGAGCTAAATGTTGAAGGGAAACTAGGTGTAGTTGTTGGTTCATTTTTCGGTGCCGGTGAAACTGGTGTTGGTTTATTGGCTGCATCTAGTGCCTTTCCTCTTAGGTCTTTATCGTTACCAGCTAACATAATGCCTGATAGTGTACCAGTCAAGAATGTTGCAATAGGAATAATCAACTCAAAGAATTTTTGGTCAATTGGAGAAATTGCATTTAGCGGCTGAGTAACAAAGATAATTGAATACAATACAACAAAGACAATGCCTGTCAATGTACATGCTAGACAAATACCAATGAAAAACTTCAGGCGAGCCATCAATTGTTCTTCAGTATACATTACGTTATTATTTTCCACAATTTGCTCCTTTTGGTTGTGTACATTGTGCTGTTGGTGCAGGCGTTACTGCTGTTGGTGATTCAGATTTTGGCGGACCTAATCGTGGATCTCTTTGACCCTTAAAGATATGTTCTGGACAAGTTCTTGTTACATCACATTTTGGTGGTTTGCAAAAATCTTTTTCCCAATTATCGGGGTCTTGACATGGGTAACGAAATTTATCACCACCAAAAAATGCGAGTGACAACGGCAAAATAATTATGCCGATTGCTATGCATAATAGTTTTTTATCATTCACATCACGCTCCTAAAACATGGAGTGCATGTTCATAATGTTTGATACGGTCTTCAAGTCCGATAGTACCGCCATTGATTCGTTTAGTAAGTGTAAGAATATCACCCTTATCAGCCCATTGATTTAAATTGTTTGATTCCCAGAACCAACATGCAGATTGTGCGGCACCTTCAAATGTTGCAAGGTACTCAGATGCTTCTTCTGGTGATATTTCTAGTGAATCAGCAAATGAAACATAGTTTGATTTACCAGTTAATTGAATTAGACCACGACCACAATACTTGTAACCATCACCAGAGGCCTCATCACCATTACCCATGCGTGATGCATAGACTCTGTTTGCAATTGCTTCTTGTTTGTTTGGTTTGGCACAATACTCTTCGGCAAGTGCATCAGTTGGAAAATACTTTGCAAACAACTTACGGAGAGTTGCAGGCTTATAATTTAGATTCTCTTTGAGTGCGGTGAATCCACCAGACTCATGTGAACATTGTGCAATGAAAGCTGCAATACGCTTTGGTGTATTGATTTCGTAGTCGGGTAGCAGTTTAGACAATGCACCGAACCAATGGTCAATGTATGGGTTCTTTGGAAGCAATTGTTTTAGTTGTTCTTTTGTTAATTCCATTACTTTACACTTTCAAAAATGTTTTTTTGTACATTATACCATTCAATAAATGCATCATGTTTTACGGCACATTCATAGTATGTAGTATAGTTATTTGTTATGGTTTTAGCAACATCACTTAATGTTGGTGTCTCTGACACCTTTTCTAACTGAGGACACTTAACCATTAATCTTTCTGGCACATCAGGAAATTTAGATTTGACTGGAACTACAGTAGAACAACCAGTCATCAATATAAGAAAGAAACATACGAGATATTTCATTTCGGTGCCTCCGATGCATTATTTATTGCCTTAATAAACTCTTTAGGCAACTCACATTGACCACCTGGTCTAAATCTATCATCATATTTGGCCACTTCTTTATCAACATATTGAATGATATCTTGGCCTCTGCGAGTGATGTATTCAGTTTTCGTTACAAGTTTTTCAACAACCTTAATGTTTTCTTTAGCTGATTTTACTTCTGCTGCAGCGACTTTTGCTTCCATCTCTTTGACTTTTGCTTGCCATGATTCTTCATTGGATATTGCACCAGACATATAAGTTCCGATTGCAATAGCCAATATAGAAATCGATTGTATTGGTGTGCGATACACATATACAAACGGAATGAATTTCATCACATATGTTGCAAGCAATCCTAGTAAACCTGCAAAGAATATTGCATAGAATATCCAATCAGGTAACCATTGCAATATCCACATTATACTGGTGCCTTTCTACGCATGAATGAAATGAATGATGCGACTTTCTTTTTTCTTTTAATACCAGGTTCACCTTGTGGACCAACACCAAGACCTGCTATAGCAGTTCCATCACCAACTGCATTTGTTGGTGCATCTTCTTGTATAGGTTTACATTTGTTATCGGTGTTACACCAATACATTCCTAATCCACATTCTTTTTTAAATTCGTTTGCCATTTATACTCCAAACCTTGCTCTGTCTGCTTGAAAATTTGTTGAAACTTGTCCTGCTGATAAAGCTATATTATAAAGTTGAGCTATTGCTATATTACTATTAATTCGTGGTGAATGACTTAAACTCATATGCCATACCTTCCACGAAGAGCATTAAAATTTTGTAAAACTTCTGCATCAGATAGTCCTCTATTGTATAACATCATAAATGACAATCTAGCATTCCAAACTGCACCAACATTAATTATTACTAAATTGGCATTTAATGCTGGATCGGCTGCTGTTGTTGTATTAGTTGTTAAAATTGTTCCGTTTTTATAGATAGAACGATTAGTTGATGACTTCCTGTTAAAAGTCCAAATATTCCAAGTAGTTGCACCTCCACTAGCAACAGATGTGCGAGTATCAGCATTACAACATCCGCCTTGGTCCCAATAAATGTTATTATCACTATAAGGTATATGAGAGTATATACCTCGGCCTCCACCTCCATTCCAATTAAAAGCAACATTATTTGTTAATGTTATATTTAAACAAGCAAGCATTACACAGTAACCAGTTGCATTAGTTACACCAAATGAGTTTGATGCCGGTCCTGAAGCATAATTATTTAAAGTATTAAAATATGATGATGCTCCATCGGATACAAAAGAAGGAGATGCATTCCAAGTAAAATTTTTATTTTGTCCACTCAAATCATTCCATGCGGTTCCTGAACCTGAATAACTAGAAGCATTACCTGCATCTAAGTATAATTGTAATCCAGTTGTCACCACCGGATTCAATTCTTCAATTGTTCTGACACCACTAGAAATAGTTGAACCGCTAAAGGTAATCATTTTGTTCTTAATATATCTGCAATAGTCATATCGACAGGAATCTCAGAAGAAATTAAATCTTGTCCTTTTATACCTCTTACTTTTTCAGGCATACAACTTAAAAACAACAAATAAGTTTTTAGTGCAGAGTAATCATCTTTCGACATTTTGAAAAATAATATTCTTGTTGCAACTTCAGGACCGAACACATTGCATATCACCACTAAATGGTTCAATACTAGCTGTTCTCTCAATTCACCTACTTTACGATATCTTTTGAATAATCGTTTTAGATAGTTGAATCGTTTCATGTCCTCTTTAAACTCACTCATTATGCAATTAGGTTTATCGTATGCCTTAACTGCGTAAATTAGTATGTTGTCATTAGTCAAATCGTCAAAGGACATTATTATTCTTCTTCGTCTTCCTCCTCGTCAGACATAATTTCGTTTAGACCTTCATCATCTGTCAATTCAGCATAGAAATCATAACGACCATCATCAGCGAGGTAATATATTAAATAAAGATAAAACTGTTCATCTCCAGACATTGATTCTATATCTAGAACCAACTCATCACCTTCTGGTTCAGCATCATAAAGTGCAGGCATGTCTAAACCAAAAGACATTAACACTTTACGAATCTTCTGAACACCAGATTCGGGAGATAGAATCAAATCAGTTAACTCATGGTTAAGGTTCTGATTAATCTTCTCACGGACTTGTGGGTCCGTAATACTGATTGAATCAGTTACCTTAATCGTTTGACCCATCTCAGTATTGAGTTCGGCCAAATATTGCTTGAAATTCATTACTCTGCTGTATCTTGGAAGATTACATCATCGTTTGCAACTCCGCCAGCATCAGCACCCATTGTACCCATTGCGACTAAAACTTCTGATGTTACACGACCAACACGACCACCCATTGTGATTGTGATTGACACGTTTGCATTACCAGAAACAGTTCCTGTAGGTGCAGATTCATATAAACCAGGACTATTCAAAACGATGCTTGTGACCACATTAGAAACTGCATTTACAAAAATTTGAGCATTTGCAGATGTGTTTCCTGTGCCGCCACCAGTAAATGTAATGAAAGCATTACCTGCATTACTCTTATTAGTAGCACCAGCAGAGATAGTGGCAACGCCACCCATACCAACTTCACGCAACACCCAACCTCCGTGTGCTGGACGATTTGCGATTGAAGCTGTGTTTGCCATCTCGCTTGTATCTACACCAAACACACCTACTGCTTGTCCAGTAATAAATGCGCCTGTAGTTGTATTACCATAAGCTAAATTGACGTTGTTTTGGGATTGTGACACATTTAAGTAGTTTGTTACATATTTTGGAGCGCTTGTGTTAGCGTCCGTATTTGACCATAAAGCCATTTTTATTCTCCAGAAAGTTAATTAGTTATCTATTTATGTTAATTGTCTGCCTTGACAACAGTACTACCAATGACAGGTTCGGCTTGAAAAGAATTATCTTCTTTTTTCTTACCCTTTTTCATAATCTCTTTAACAATCTCGGCTTTACGAGATTCTTCAAGGCCTTCTTTAACAGGCATTTTTTGTGCTTGTCTCTTGGCCGCAGCACGAGCAAGGTCCCTAACACGGGACATTGGACCATGTTTTGCACCTGATTTGTCTGTTACTGTAGATGGTCCAGTTGTGTACGGTCCATCAAATGGTGGTTTGTCATCTTTATTATCTGTTGCTTCATTGACATGGCCATATTTCTTTTTATACCAGTCAGGCATTCCACTTGTTTTACGGAAATGTCTTACTGTTGCAGAATCATTTGCTTGGTCACGATACTTATTTTCAGCAGTAGTATTGTGTGACTTCATTGCTTCAGCAGCTGCATGAGCATCTTTAGCAATATGAACTAATGCCTCATCAGACTTTTTGTGATACTCATGTCCTTCTAAAGGATGACGTTGTGATGCACGACCTTCTTGAACAGTTTCTTCATTTTTTTGTAAAAGCATGCCGTGTTGTTTGTATGCAGTTCTTGCTATTTTTTTCATAACACTTCTACCTTTTACTGAAGGATAATCTTTTTTAGATTCATCATCATATTTCTTTTCAACATTACTGTATCTTTGTTGTAGCGTTTTATATGAAGCAACTTCATCCAGACCATTCTCATCAATCTGTTCAACTTCTTCATTCTTTGGTTTTGGTTTCAACAAGGCTGCACCAGCACGTTCTTCACGTTCACGTTGTTCTTTTGCTCTCTGTAAGGCTTTTGCCATACGAACCGCAGCAGAAGTTGATTCATCAAGTTCACTCATCATATAATTAGCAACTGTTGAAATGTAATCTTCTGCAAGAGTAATTTTAGATTGTACCCATTCAGCAATATTAGTATCATCTTTCAACATGTCATGCACTCGTTGAGCATTACTAATGATACTTTGCAATTGACCACGGGCCATATCACCTTCATAATCATATTCTGTTTTTTCTTTTGCTTCTGTTGTTAATTTTTGTCTAGCAACAGATTTAGTCAGACCATGTTTCTTAACAAAAGATGTTTTATCAAGTGAGTTCAAATCATTTTTAACATCAGGTTTGACAAGTTCAGATATCTGTTTGAATGTTTTCAAATTACTTTTTACTTCAGAATCTTCTGATACTGTTTTCCACCCACCGCCTTTTCCTTTGTACCACTTTGCTGCCCAACCATTTGCATATGCGGATGGATAAACATCAAATTTAGAACGGGCTAGTGATTTTGCTCTTGACCACAACTCAGGGTTTGTTGGTTCATTTTTTTCGTTTAGATTTTCCATATTTTCACTTATCTTTCCTTTTCCAAAATTGGAAACATTAATGGGTTCGCCTTTTCTTTCAGGATTCGGATCATGTTTTCTTTTAGCACGAACTGCGGAAGCTCTTTCTTTTTTAGTGAGAGAGGCTCTTTTCTCAGCCGACATACATTTGGGTTTAGGTTCGCCAGGTTCTCTTGCACAAGGACCAATTGCTTCACCCTTACTATTAATTCTTTTCCAATCTCCAGATGGGTCAGTTTTACTAAACCATTTACGCAAGTCTTCTTGTAGATTAGAAAACGGCTTCATCTTAGTCTTTCATCGCCTGTTTTGTTGCAGCTGCATACATTACATTTTTAGCACGGTCACCGTAACGGTCTTTGAAACCCGCCATACCTTTTTTCATCGATTTAACAATTTCTTCTTTTTTTGCTTTTTCAGCATCATTCATACGGTCTTCTTCAATAGTAGAAATTTGAACACCGTTAATAGCGTTGATATCAAGTTCTTCTTGTTTCACTGCTTGAACTGCACCTTTTGCAATTTCAGTATTTCTTTTTTTGCCTTCAGACTTTGCCTTGGCATCTTCTAATTCTTTTGTGAATTGTTCATTGTCTGGTTCTTCTTTAACTAACATTTCAGATAAAGACTTCAAACCCTTTTCTTGATATAGATTTACCATCTCAGAGAATTTCTTTTTCTTTTTCTCTGCTTCAATCTTTTTCAATTCAGCATCAGATGGTCCCTTTACATAGTCACTCTCTGGTTTAGAAGCACCATATGAACGACCTTGAACTTTAGTTGAAGGCAAATCAGCCATCTTAACTTCATCAATTGATTCAATATCTTCTTTCTTCAATTTGTCCTGTTCTCTTTTCTTACGCATTGCACTATACAGTTTGTCCATTTTTTCGGCTTCTTTTTCATTCTTTCTCATGTCTTTTAGTCTTTCGGCTGCACCTCGCTCATGGCTATTAAATTTGAAACCTTCTGCAACTTCTTCAGTCTTTGGTTTATTCATAGCGGCATGTTTACGAACAGCGTGTTCTGGACTATCTGCCCACACATGATGTGGTTCATCATGTTCACCTTTTTCTGGATTATGTTTAACTGCCTTACCATTCTTAACAGCAAAACGGTCTTGATAACCAGTATCGTCTTCTTTAACAACTCCACCTTTTTTACCACGAAGCTTCTTAAAGTCATCAGATGTTAGTTCATCTTTCTCTGGCTCATGCACATCCAACTGTTGTTGGTTTGGATGAAGTTTTTCGGTAACTGGTTGTTGACCATACATGATTTTTGCCGCAATATCGGCTACATCACGGATTTGTTTATTATCTGAGTACATTAGTTTTCTCCTAGTTTAATTAATTTTTAGCAATTCCAACGGCGTAATGCTTTATTGATTGGTGAATCAGGGTCTCTTGCATTTTCAGGATTAGTCAATCTCTTTTTCATGCCACCCATTCTACTGCAAAAAGATTTTCTTCTGTTTGCATCTTTTGAACCTGCTTTTAGTTTAGATGGGTCTTTTGTTACCGCAGTCTTTAACTTTGAACCTGGATTTTCTCTACGATAAACATCAACTGCCTTCTGTGAAAGACCATCTGTTTTATCGGCTTTGTTGACTTTACTCCAGTCTTCATTCACATCTTCATTTTTCTTTTTACCGGCACAATGCGCCTTTTGGCTAAATCCTTTTGGATTATTGCAGTCAATACTACTTTTATATTTTTGACTCCAACCTTCTTTCATTTCTTCTTCTTTGACACAAGAACCTGGAGAATATGCTTTTTTACCTGGTACAGATTTGTAGCCAGGCCAACATCTTTCTGCGATAAATGACTTAAATGATTTCATGAACTTATAGACCTATTTGCTTTGAATGTTTTAAGGTTTATACCTTGTTTTTTCAATTCTAATTCATTATTATCAGAATTAGATGTTGCATCTTCACCACCAGCACCAATTGTTTCAATGATGCCGGCACGACCACGTTTCTTCAAACTAATCTTTTCACCAGATGGTCGACCTAAATTTTCACCCGAAGCCGCCATTGATAAACCAGGCTCAATGCCCTTATCTATGCTTTCCTGTTGTTTCTCACGGGACTCTTTTTGCTTGGCACGGATTTGACTGATGGTGATTTTGGTTTTGCTGGGACTTTCTTCACCGTTGCCTTGCTCTGTACTGGCAATTCCGATTGTTTGGGCAGCTGGGGTGAAGTTATAGTTTCCACTTTCGGCTCCAACATTATTGATTCTTCCTTCGGTACAGAAACTGGTTCTTGCCTCTTTGAATTCGTTAAAAAACTTTTGATTAGTCTCAACATCTTCGTTCTCCTTTATTTTTATTACATAACCTTTTGGGTGTTTCATTACTTCACCACCGTGCAAATGAGATTCTTTTGCGGCAGAACGGCGAAGTAAGAATATCTTAGCTGATCCATCTTTTTTACGCAACAACTTGATTTTCTTTTCTTCAAAAATTATTTCTTCTTCAGAAAATAAAGATTCAAATTCTTCATTGACTTTCTTCATTTTTTTCCTTGGAACATCACGAATCAGACTATGTTTACCATCATGATGCCATCCTGGAAAATATTTAGAAGCTGATTTGAAGAAACGCTGATACATTGCTTCTTGTCGTTCGCCTGCACCTTCCATGATAATTTCATCAATCTCTGTGTTGTATTCAGTAATGAATTTACGAACGGTATTGATTACTGTAGAATAAATTAGAAATTGATTTTTATTTTTAGCAGTTAAGTCGGTGTCCATTTCATCACCAAAACTATAATCATCTTGTTCTTCTTTTACACCAAAGGCCACATTTACTGCGTTCCAGTTTTGTTTCTTACCAAAAGAAGGAGGACCTTTCACGGTGAATTTTATTATAAATGTATCTTTACCAGACTTAAACTTGAAAAGTTTATAGGTAGTTTGTTTGCGGTCATTGACATTATACATGCCTCTCGGTTCTGTAGTCTTGAGGCTTGTATTTGCTAATTCTTCCAAAGACTCAAATTCTTCATTAACCTTCTTCATTGAACTTCCTGAGGTTGGAACATTAGGTTCTTTCTGTGGTTCTTTTTCAACCTCAACTAGTTTATCGTGTACAGAACGATGCGTTACTGTACCATTTTGACCATATCTACCAAAACCATAATACTTCAGACCCATCTTACGAGCTTCTTCTGCGGCACCTGAATCTGGATGTGGTGTTTGTTCTGCGCCATCTTTTGGTATCGGTGATGTATCTTTCTTTTGTAACTCCATTGCAACCCATGCATCAGCAACTGAATTTTTAGGTGGTGTAGATACAAATTCTTTTATTCTTGTGAACATCTGAAGCATTTCGTCTTTTTTAGCCTTGACTACTTCAGGTGGTGCATTTCTTAAATCTTCAGAGTTATCAAACTCCATGTAATTATCACCAAACATCTTTGCAAATTCTGGTCTACCTGCTTGTACACCATCCCATTTTTCTTTGCGAATGTTTTCTGGTACTGTACGACCGCCACGTTGGCCACGGTCTATATTTCTTTGTTTAGAAACTTCATCGGCAGTATTAACTAGAACCATTGAAGATTCATAACCAACACTCTCTAATTCTTTTTTAATCTTTGCAATCTTTTCAACATCATCACCAGTGCCATTGATAATCAAACCATTACGACCTAGAATTGCAAGTCGTTGACGTAACTCTGTAATATTTTTTGCTTTGCCACGGACAATGTTACGCACTTCTTCTTCTGATGCAGGCATAGTCTTATCAAGACCTTTTTTATCCATCAAAAACTCAAGTGCCTTATCTGAATTCATTTCGGTCATTCCATGACCTGCAAGTGTATTGTCAAGCACATAGTCTTTACCAGAACCAGGACCACCTGCTAGAAATACTGCTTTGAAAATAGCCTTGTCGTGTACACCTTCGAACAAAAGAGATTCAAATTCTTCATTGATACTCTCTTTGATTTGCATACCTTTACGAACATCATTATACATTTCTTTTGCATGATGTTCTGGTACATGTTTAGGAATACCTTTTTTGAATTCTTTGAAATTACCAGAAGATGCATGGCCACGCATTTTAGATGCAGACATACCGGCAGTACCTTCAGCATCAGGATCTCTTTGACCTGCACTATGTACTGTTATCTTTTTGAAATTGAATAATGCACCCTCATGTGTACCATTATACTGTGCAAGTTTCTTTTTGTATTCTGCAACACGGTCAGAACCTGCAACCATGTGTAAATGTGTTACACCTTTTTTGTGTAACTCAGCTGCATGAGAAAGAAATGTGGGTGACTCTTTACTGGATGTAGAGAGATTTGTATCTGGAAAGAATCGTTTTGCGTGTTTAAGTTTATCAGCAGAAGATAATGGATTTTTGTCTTTATCTTGTGTATGTGATAGAACTACGCTGTGAGTGCCACCAACAGATTTGGCAACATCTTTGACTTTGTTTACGAGAACTTCATGACCTGTAGTTGGAGGTGACATGCGGCCAAACGCCATGACATGGTGAACCTCTTTATTTTCGCTAATAAATTCTCTAAATTTCATTCTCCGCCTCTACAGCAGTTGATTAATGCTCTATTTAGTAATTATTAGGCTTTATGGTGCATCCATGAGACATGATCCACTTCATAATCATCACCAAATATCTCTTTTACCGCAGTATCTACACCATTTGTTGGTGGATCATTTGGTGTAAAATCATGGCCACCAATCCAACCACCTTTTTTGACCTTTGGTAGCCAAGTAAGAATGTCAGCCTTGACAAATTCATATTCATGTGACGCATCAATAAAAACAAAATCTAATGATTCATCTTCATATTGTTTTGATGCTTCAATACTATCCATTTTGACAGGATTATAATAACCAGCTGCAGGTTTCATATTTTCTTGGAACACATTAAATAATGTATCATTGATTGCATTTTCATCCTCATATTCTCCACCTTTTTGGTGTTCTGGACTTCCACGCCATGTATCAACAGCATCAAACTTAATATTCTTTTTACTGTTTGCAATCTCAACGGCCATGTAAGCTGTTGATTTACCATACCAAGAACCGACTTCAACAAAATGTGAACCATCACCAAACGTATTAACCATATTGTTATAAGGACTTTCAAAATCAAAATGGCCACTAATGTTGGTATAGAAATGTTCCAAAACCAAATCTGGATCGTTTATTAGATTAAGTGTATTAGTTCTTGTATCAATTGAGACTAACATATTTTACTCCGCTACTATAAATGCGTTGCCATAAGGATGCGGTACTGTCCAGTTTTCTTTTAGATGACCAAATTCGTAATCAAAGTATTTGATTTTGAAACCAGCCTCAACTAAAGTTGTCAACCACCATTCTTCCGGTTCCTTTGTCACATGGGTAATATCCATCTCATATTCACGGATACGATAACGTGTGCCGTCACCCAATGGAACAGCAACAAAAATTGTTTTGCATCGTCTACGCAATGCGGTCAGTACTGAAGGAATTTCTTCTTTCGGTATATGCTCCAGTACATCCTTTGCAATAATTAAGTCCCAGCCACCTTTGATATCTTCAGCAGTATCAACAACAGTTAGGTACTCTTTAACCTTCGGGTGGCAATTAGTCACGGCATATTCCGACACATCAACGCCATGTGCTTCTTTACCTAAAAGTCTCAAGGCATGTACCATGAAACCCTTGGCACATCCAAAATCTAATACTGTAGTAAATGGAATATTGTTGATGATTGAAGAAGCCTCACGAATACTTCTTTCAGGCATCCAACGATAGTTTTCGTAAGCACTTACACGATGGCGAACACCATCTTCAAAATACTTCTCATCAAATACTTTTTTAATATCATGCGAATTCATTATGTCTTGTCTCCGTTACTACATCGTCAATTAATTCATTTTGATATGCATATTTGCAGAATGAACAAGCATGATGACGGCGACTTACGCCTGCACCACCAACTTGTGAATCATAAAATGCGGTGATACCTTCAATATCACAAATCTTAAATTCATCATTTACTGCATAGTTATTCTCAGGTGCCAATTCAGCAGATGGGCACACATACACATTACCATCTGTAAACACACAAGGTTTAACCATGTGCATATAACAGTTATCATTTCTTCGTACACCTTTGAAATTGAAGTCTGACAAGAAAGCATATTTTAACTTGCCATTCTTTTCTTCGTGTATGGCAATCAACTCACCAATTTTAAGAATGTCTTTCTGTACTTCATCTACAGATTTAATTGCATTGAAGGCGATACGACATGGGATTTTCTTTTCTTCAACCCATGCCAACATCTTCATAAAGTTTTCTTCTTTGTATGAATTTGATGCAAGTTTCTTGGCCTTTGTATCAGTCCATTCACCTGTAATATTTGGATTAGTAGAAGTCTCTGTTGCACCATCCCAAACATATGCGGCTGAGATTTCAATATCTAAACCTTCAAACACTTCAAGATGATACTCATATGGTTTTTTTTCATCCCACGAATACATGCCAAGGCGAACCCATGACAACATGTGCCAGTTTTTAATTTTCTTTAGGCGAGAACCATTCGTACAAATACCAATTTTTAGTCCACGATTGTATGCGTGTTCAATCGCCTTGTCTAACTGTGGGTGCAATGTTGGTTCGCCACCGCCTGTAAACTCCATACCTAGAACACCAAGGTCTGCGAATTGGTCAATTGCAGATTTCATTTGGTCTAGTGTCAACATATCTTTCATTGCACGATTGGCAAAACAACAGAAAGAACAGGTTAGATTACACGGGTTTGCAGGTGACATGTGAAACATTACAGGTTTTGGCCTTTCACCTTTTTGAATCAACTGTAGTCTATCCATGTGTTTCAATAACTTTACATGGTTACTGGTGTAACTACGGCCTTGTACCTTATCTTCAGGTATTGTTTGTTTCTTTTTCATTATCGCATTAGCATTAATTATTTCCATTATATTCCTTTAATTATATTATCAAATATAGCCTTCATATGAGTTCTATCGTACATATGAATAAACGGGATGTAATCATTCAACAACTTCCCATTGTGTGTTTGTAACTTTGAAGGTAAAGTCATATTTGGAGTATAGTTGAATGTCATTATAGATTTATCATCAAATTCAATTGGGTCTATTCCAAATTGAGCATGAGACAATGCAAAGATAATTTCATCACACATACCACCACGATACCAACGCTTACAATTCAACTCATCATATCTATATGCAACAGAATCACAGAAATTGAAAAACTCTGTTGCAGTCTTCCTAAAATATAAAAATCCACCATGTGTATGTGGCACTTGTTTACCAAAGGCCGCAGACACTTCATGTATAGTAGCCCAATGCCATTGTGGATCAATTTTGTGTCCCATCATAGCAACAGGTTCTTCTCTTTTACTTAGGAATTCCCATAAATCATTAGCATTATACTGACATAATACGTCCGTGTCAAGAAAAATATTCTCATCATATTTAGCATAATGAATCAAATTGATTTTGGGATATGTTCCGAACTTCTCAAATGCTTGTACACACAAGTTGAAGAAGTGGCTTACTGGTTGAAATTCTATTATATCGGTAAATAAGTTTAATGATTTGGCGTACTCAATATCTTGTGCAAACACTAATACAGATATTGGTTTATCATCACCCTGTTTTCTAATAGTAGCAGCCAATAAGGCCGCTTCATTAATGTAATTTTGCCCTAAAGCAATTAGTATATAACCTTTACTCATACTGTATTGAAAGAAAACCCAAGTACTTTTTGGTCTTCTTTATGTGCCTCAACTTCTTCATTATAATATCCTTTCATAAATTTAGGATAAACATTGTTCATGATATCATACATTTCTGCAAATGCAGCTGACTTATCATAATATGGATTGTGTTTTGGTACATGATGCATACTTACCTCATGCATTACTGCTGTCTTAGCTTTCAATATAGAAGACATAACGATATCAAATCCCCAACCACTCTTTACTTCATGGTACTTCCAAAACTCAACAAGAGCAGGCATCAATGAAGCATGAACAAATGGTCCCATACCTTCGACAAAATTGGTTAATGCAAATTTCATACTCTGGTCTTGAAATGTAACTGCATGTTGTTTTTCAGAATCATCATTCAATGATAGTTGAAATAATTTAATATCTTTTTCTTTAGCAATATTTATTGCACGATTAATACTTTGAATATCGGTCACCAAATCATCATCCAAGAATCCAATATATTCATAACCACTATAATCAAACGTATCAAGGAACTGTTTGGCTATTTCCCATTTCCAACCAGTACCTTTGAATAGATGGTCATATGAATTCGATTCCATATCAAAATCTTTATATTGATACACAACAGTTTCATACATTCTTGTATCTTTAGTATATCTCCAATGATTTTCTGGATCATAATCTCTATGAAAACTCATTGGTACTCCGGCTGCACAAAATATTAAACTTTTCATTTTATAATCTCATTTATAAGGAGGAACAAAATTCATATCACCATATTTTTTAAGTAATTCTGGTGAGTGTGGTAAATCAGTTTGTATTGGTTTTTCTTCCAATCGTTCTTTCTCTAAAAGATAAACACGATTCCTTAATTCAGTTGAACTAAATGTGTGCTGTCTTTTATGATAGTGTAATTCAATACCATTCTCTAAACAGTACTGTTTGCCAGTAAAATCTCTACTCAAATATTCTTCACTAAGGAATCGAATATGCATTGTTTGTGTTTTGATTAAATTCAACAAACTCGCTTCTGTATCATATAGAAGAATTTCATCGACATACTTACAGGCTTGCAATTGAACATATCGTTCATATACTGATTGACTTGGTTTGTTTTTAATACCTGGTCTATCAATAGATGGGTCAACTTGTAATGCGACTTTCATATAATCACACAATTCTTTTTCCATCTTCAGCATTGTTACATGACCAGCATGAAACAAATCAAATGAAGAGCAATTAAATCCTATTTTCATATTATTTTGTACCGTATTTTTTATCAATGATTTCTTTCCACTTCGGAACTCTATTGTATTGATGTAACAAAACATATCGTTCACCCTTACTATTTACCGCATATTCACCATCAAATTGTGGCTCAGGACACAATAAGTTTGGTCTAAAAGAATCTATTTTATTAGGGTCAACTGTTGTTCCGCATTGGCAAGCCCAATTCGAATCGTGGTCATTAAACTTAGTAATGGATTTATATGGTTCTAATGACAACATCAAATTAACACCTGCTTGGTCTGGCATAGGTTCTTTTGAATATTGTATTGCAAGAAATACTGCCATTGAGAAGTCAATAAAAGTTGTGTAATCTCCTGCCATTGTTCCTGCATTGAATATTGGCATATCTTGCATATATGAATGAATTACAGGACCAAATGTACTGTTCATATTCTCATTACCCCAAGCCTCATCTTTATATTTGAGACCTTCACCACCACAATTTAGTTTCTTATCGCCTAGATTTTTCTCTAACCAATCTGAAGGATTTGATTGAAAAACTACATCAACACAATCGGTTGAAATTATATATCGTATATCAGTAAACTTTTTAAGGAAATACCAATTAACGAAATGTCTAGCCATAGGAACTTGATGACCAAAATTCTCCATGTATAAGAATCCATCATCATTTGCGTTTCTTTTGTTACTTGCAAGAATAACTTCAACACCATTATCTGTCAAATTTTTAATTGTGTAGTCTGATACATTAAAACATATCATAACTTTTCGGCCAGTAAACCCACAAGAATTTAGAGAGTTTACCCAATTCTCTAATCTGTGATATTCATAAGACGAGACTGCACTAATAACTAAATCTTGCATAAATTTTCTCCAATCATTTTCAATTCATTCATATAATTTTTTTTAATTTCTATCTGAAATTCGGACTGTAATTTGTTATTATCTAACATGAATTGGTCTGTTATTTTATCACCATATTCAAAACTACCAGAACCATAACCTTCAATCAAATTTTTAGCCACATTACCTATTTTTAAACCATAATTACTACTTAAATTATATGTGCCTGTTTTCTTCGAATCACATATAATTTTCAACACCCTAGAAACTTCATCCACAAGAATAAAATCTCTTTTGATTTGTTCACTCAATTCAAACACTATTTTATCATTTTCCTTTAATTGTGTCAAGCAAAATCCTAAAAAAGAATTTCTTCCATGTTCATTGCCGAAAACATTTGAAGCTCTCAGAATGGTATAGTTGCCAAAATTACTTTGTATTTTATTTTCGGTAATATATTTGTTTTCTGAGTAGTTATCAATAGGTTTAATTTCAGATGTTTCGGTATAGGTAATCAAATCATCCGATTGGCCATAAACCTTACGAGTACTTAACATAACAAAATGACATGCATTTTCATGTGACTTTTTGGCAACAATAAAATCTATATTGTTTTGTTCTTCGTATTTTTTTGTTCTAAAATCTGGTGATATGGAACAATTAAAAACTGTACCATAGGATGAAAAATCAGTTGTGCTGATTTCTTTGTGAGAGATTAAATCTATGTTGCTTGACTGGTTAGAAAAGTTTTGGCCAATAAAACTATTCTTACCTACTACAAGTATTTTATTCACATTATTCATAACAAAAAATTATTTATTTCGTGTGTTGTTTAAAACTCTTTAACTTACCTTGACCTGGTGTATCACTCTTATATGTATTCACCAATGTATTCGTACCATCTTGACCAGCACCTGATTTAGGTAAAATATCTGGACTAACACTCTCTCTTTTAGTAATATCTCTATACTTTAATTGCTCTTCTCGTTCTCTATCACGCTTAGACCGATGTTGCATAATCTTTGGAGGATTTTGTATACTCTTAACTGTATGAGCAATCACATCACCTTTTGATTTTGTTATACGTTTAATTGCACCTAACATATTACCCTCTTGTCAATGTAAGAATCTTTTGAACCTGTGCTTCAAGAATTGGTTTACGATTAGGCCAATTGATGTATGGTTTGTCTGCCGTCTTTAAAAGATTGGATAAAAAAGGCATAATAAGTTTTTCCACTTGTATCAATCTTGCTTTGTATTCTTCAACTGTTTCATCTTTTTCAGCAATGACTGCATTATATTCTTCTTCTGATACCGCAGAGAATCCGAAATCTTCTGATGCAGCATAAGAATCTATTATACTTTGTATATTATAACCAGCCATCAATTATCCTTTTTTATAAATAGGTGTGGGTCGCCAACCACCACAGTCGCACCCACCCTAACAGTTTATAAGGAACTATCAGCATGAATATTTATACAATATATAAAGCCATAAACAAAATTAACGGTAAAGTATACATTGGTTTTGATTCTAATTGGCCACACAGAAAAAATTCTCATAAATCATATCACAAAAAACAAGACACAAAATTTTATAGAGCCATAAAAAAATATGGTTGGGACAATTTTGAATGGAATGTAATATATCAATCTACCGATAGAGATTACACTAAAGATATTATGGAAAATTATTTTATTTTAGAACATAATTCTTTTAATGATGGTTATAATTCAACTTTAGGTGGTGATGGAACTTTTGGCATTTCTAAAAAAGGATCAAAAGTTCCATATAATCATAATGGGTGGATTGGTAAAAAACATACAGAAGAAACCAGAAAAAAAATGTCTGAAAGTATGAAAGGTAAAAAACATCCTAATTTGAAACAAAGTGGATCAAAAAATCCTTATGCTAAAAAAATAAAAACTCCTTTTGGTATCTTTAGTAGTATTAAGGAAGCATCAGAAGAAACAAAAATAGCATATCATAAAATTTGCAAATTGCTTAAAACAAATCCAAATTGGTCATATTTATTTTGACCAATTTTTCTGAGCGGTAAAATTCAGGTGAGAAAACTCGAGCCGGTCTACCAACTTTACAGCTCCTCCAGTAGTTTTGGATACGGCTACGAATCCTTCAGGATTCGTCACTTTGAAACCGTCTTCTGTTTGTACGAATGTACTTGTAACTTGTTTCATCTGTTGTAACTTCTTAATAATCATATTCTTGGCATCAACCATGCCATTTTGTATATCGAATATATTTTTCAAATCGTTTGCAGCACCACGGAGAGTACGCATGATTTCATTCTTAATCATGGTCTTATCTCTCTTTGTCTTCTCCATCTTTGCAGAAACAATATCTTTGTTTAGTTTTTCTTCGACCCACTTTAGCAATTCTCTTGTGTGTGCGGCAGTATTAGTAATCTTTTGGCCTTCACGCACTTTGGTGTTGTTGAATGTTTTAATGTATTCTCTAACTGTATCATTACCAGAAATTCTACCAATAGACATTGCACTTGTTTGTTTGAATAATGAACCAACAAAGGAAAGAATAGAAGTTATTTGTTTTGTTTCTTCTTCTGTGAATGATGCAGTACCAGATGCATCGGTAAAATATGCATCACGAAACCAAACATCTTTAGTTGGTGTAAGATTTCTGATATCAATGTTAAATGATGCCTTCATATCAGCAAATGTTCTACCTGTATATGAAGTATGAAACACAACGCCCATCTGTGCAGCTTGCATTGTCTTTGCCAACTTAGAATCAGAAGGCACAGCATATATCAATGTGTTTGGTTGAAATGTGATATAACTTTCACCATCAAGTGTTTTCTCAGAGAGGTCACCTTTTGCAAACATCATATCACCTTGCAATACACCTTTGATACCAAGTTTTGGAAGATATCGTAGAGCAACTTTAAGTTTTGCATTAAGACCTTCACCTGGATGATTCTTATCAATGTCTGCATCGGCATAATTCAACTTTGCATTTGCATTAAAGACACCTTTTGTACCAACAAAGAATTTACCATTGTCTGGATTAATACCACAAAAGATTGCGGGTGAACCATCCCACTTTGTTGTGGTGTTTACTTTTGACGATGAATGGCCCGCAAGCATATCTCTCAATGCCTGTAAAAAATTAATTGCATCACGACCACCTTGCACACCACGATTTAGAATTTCATCTTCAAGGTGTTCATTACTCAAGATGTAAATTTTTGCCGCTTTTTTCTTCAGCTAAAATTACATCTTGAGAGCCCTCCATGGTAAAGTTTTTAAAATTAAACATATGTTATTTTTATCTCGTACTTTTTAGAAAATCTGCCATTTTTAGCAATAGTTTTCAATGTTGAATATGGTGCTATCTTACTTTCATTATAATAATCTTTCAAACAATCATAATACTTTTTTTCTGAAACACTTTCAATCAGAACCTTTTTTGCATTAGGATTATTTACTCCAAAATGATTTGGTTTATTCCAACTTCTATTAACACTCTTAGAGCCTATAAGTGATTTGGTTTCTTCTGTGTGTTTTTTTCCATACATTGGATTATTAGAACCAACCATATTTTTTTTCGACCAATTTCTACAAACTTTTCTTTCTTGCTTATTTAGATGTGACCAATATTCTTTTAAATAATCACTATTACCACCAAAACCACCAGAAGTTAAGTTATAAAAACTTGAATCTTCTACCGCATTATAGAATTCAATCCAATAAATTTCAGATTGACTAAGTTCTTCTAAAGTTTCACATTCTTGTAAAATAATTCTATCAAAGTTTTCTTTTCCATATTTTTTTATGGCTTGTTTTAATAATTTACCAGAACCAATATATTTTTCACGGTGTGTATTTTTACACATTCCGATATATTTTTTACCATTAATTTTATTTGATGTTAGATATATGAATCCATACATGATTTCTTCTCCTATCATGTATTTATAATAAATTCATCTTCAATGTGTTCAGATTTGCACCTTCTTTTTTTGATTCTGTTAAGTATTGTGTGAAGTTCATTTTTTTATTCCACGGTAAAGCAATTTAAGTCCAACAAATGAACCTAACTTACCTTTTGGTTTTGCTCTTCTAAATTCCGAATCACTACGAATTGTCATTAATAAAGTTAAAGTTTTTTTACCATCAGAAACATCAATAAACCATTCTTGAACCGAATTCTTATTCAAATATGCTTTAATAGTTTTAATAACAGGAAGCATGTCTGCTAAAGGGTCACCCGCCATATCAAATTTAGTTTTAATAGCTTTTACTAAAACTAAAGGAATTTCTTCACCTTTAGTTTCAAGTCTAAATTCTTCTGCAATCCATTGCTTTGCAGCCTTAATATCTTTATTAATAACTTCGCATAATTTTTCACGACACACTTTATTCATAACACCATATAACTCATCAAATCCTTTAGGATCAGCTTCAAAAAAATCAATCATTTTTTCTATCAATATAGGATTGGCTTTTGTTGCTTCTTTAGAACCAACTGATTGAAAATAATTATCAGCAGTTATTGATTTTGATAAAGAAGGTATTTTTGAATATACTTTATCCCATAATTCTTTCTTCAATTGTGGCACCGCTCTAGGTGCAGATTTTAACCACATACTTTTAGTTAATGTCGTTTTAACATAACTGTTTAATTTTGGTTCAGAAGACTTTTCACTACCGGCTTTCAATGAAATACCAGCAATTGCGGGATATGTTTTTTCCTTAAAGAAAATAAAAACATCTCCAGCATGATTACTTGGAATACCTTGAGGTTTCTCTCTATAACCCCATACAACTTTATCAATTGCTTTATTTTTATGTGTTTCAAATATAAATTTTGTAATAGCATAGGCGTTTTGAATTTTTTCAAACCTCATATCAGGTCTTATCTTATCTTTTAAAGCTACAAATTCTTTTCCTGCTTTTAAGTTACTTGATGTTACAAAAGTCTTCTTTGATTTAGGAGATTCTAAATTTAATCCATTGATAAAATTTTCCAAATCTTCTGGTGATTTAGGATTATATCCATTATTAAAACACAAAGCAGGAAACAATTCTGTAATTGTTGAGTTTACAGTTGTCTGTTGTCCGCCAGAAAGATATGTTGCCATTCAATACTCCGTTGTTTATTGGAGTATTTATGCTATCACAACTACCGTATTATGTCAAGCACAGTTCCATTTGTCCAGACTTCTTGTTCATTCCTAATGCGTTTTTCTGTTGTTAATGTGTCAAAACGATTCATTGCTTTCTTTCGCCACCACTCAATGATATTGGCCAAATGATGTTTCTCATAGTTTTCACCAGGTAATAACTTCTCTGTATCACCATTGACAAACTCTATCATATTCTTAAATCCATAGTCTGAAATGAAGTATCGCTTCTGTTCATTCAGATTCTTGGCGTTCTCAATAGTCAACTTAAACTTATCACCTTCTGGTGTGCCTTTAAGTGCAACCTTAATAAGATTGACCATTGTATTAGATATCTTCAGTTTACGACTTGATGCATCTTGTGGTGCCAAATCTTCACCTATGATATCTTCAATGTAATCTTTCAGGTCACTATAGATTTTGCCATGTAACATAGGCATAAAATCACTATCAGTTAGGCCTTTGAAACGAATCAGAGGTTTCATACCATCATATTGTGATACTGCCTTAGAACTACCATACAAACTGGTAGTCTCAAACAAACAAGTGGTCATTTTATACTTGTCATCAAGCATCTTACGGACTTCATGTGAACAACATATCGCAGCCAGTAATTTACCACCAAGATAATTGAAACCAAATGGTTGTGCAGGTACGATAACAAATCCCATCGCAGCACAAGCATTGAATCGTTGTGCGCCATTTTCATGTTGTGTGAATACACGACCTAACATATCATTACGAGGTTTGCAATTGATAACAGGAGAACCAAGACGAATGAAACCAACCCACTTCTGAGTTTTCTTTTCAATTATTGCCAAACGCAAACAACGACCAGGTATACTTGTCATGTTTGAATGTGAAGAAATCATATTCAAATAAGTGTCCCATCGGTCTTGTGGCAATTCAATGAGTTCAAACTCCATGTCAGCAGGTGACATTGTGAAATCAGAGAACAAGTCTTCTTCAGGTCCCATACCAAAAAGTACAGGTGACCTTTCTGACATTGATGCCACTTTTTGTTCACGCATGTATTCATCAATACGACCAAACTTATCAAAGTAGTCTGAGAATACATTTGCACAATGAACGGCTTGTTCTTGTGTTAACTTCATACCTTCAAACCACCAAAGTCTTTTCTTCTTTCACGATTGCCAAATGTGTTTATTGGTTTATCAGGAATGCCTGCATCAACAATATCTTGTTGTGCGGAATCTTCTACATCATACAGTCTCATCTTTGCACGGTCAATGCCAAGAACAAATCTCTTATGTAAGTTTGGATCACCATAACGATTCTTCAATTGTTTAACAAGAATCTGACCCAAGGCCTCAAGTTCTTCATTACTCACTAACGCAAACATAAAGTCAGCAGTTGCAGGCAGACCAAAAGATTCAGAAGTATCTTCAAGACCAGGATCAGAATTACTGAAACCACTACGAGTTGTTTGTGTAGCAGAGACAACTGGCAGTCCAAACTCAACGGCAAGACCACGAAGTTCTTCTGCAATCGCCTTGATGTATGAGTAACTGTTTACATTTGCACCAGGTTTAATTCTCGCAGAGCAACAAATGTTTAGATAATCAATAAAGATAATATCTGGTCTGAAATTCTTCTTCAGAGCCAAATCATTTAACAATGCACGAAAATGCAATACAGATGCACCAGCAGTTGGATATTCTTTGATGATTAACTTACCTTGTGTCTTTGCTTTCAATGCAGAGAATTTTCTTGTGTAGTCTTCTTTACTGATTGTTCTTAATTCATCTAAATCAATATTCAATAAGTTGGCATCGATTCTCTCTGCAATCTTTTCTTCTGCCATTTCCATTGTGATATAGAGAACATTTTGACCTTGTGATAGATTACCTGCGGCCACATGGCACATAAACAAAGACTTACCAACACCAGTGCCAGCAAGTGCAATGTTTAATGTCTTAATTGGAAGACCGCCTTTTGTAATCTTGTTAAAGAGGTCGAGGTCGAAACGAATACGAGATTCTACTCTGTGATAAGAATCATAACGAGAATCAAAGTCTTGTGTGTAATCGTGACCAATGTTATTGTCAAATGAAACACCAAGAGCATCACTTAGAAGTTGAGGTATTTCACCTTTAGTTCTTTTCTCATTCTTACTATCCAGAATAGAAACAGATTCCATAATGGCATTGTAGATGGCCTTATCTTGGCAAAACTTTTCAGTTTGTTCAATCAACCATTGTGTTTCGGTTGGTTCGTTTTTATCTAGGTGTACTTTGTTTAGTAGTGCAATTGCCTCTTGAACTTGAGGCTCAGTAAGATTCTTCTTCTCTGTGAAGTTGATTACAAGTGCCTCATGTGTAGGAGGATTCTTGTATTGATTTATGAATTCAAATATTTCTTTGAATACAATCTTTTCTGCATTGTCTGAGAAATAATCTGGTCGAATAAATGGTAATACCTTACGGACATATTCCTCATTGTATATTAAATTCTTGATTATTGTCTGTTCTAGTCTGTTCATTTGCCTGTGTTTCTAATAGTGTAGTAAGTATATCACCCATGATTGTATGCAAATTATCATCTTTTGTCAAGTCATCAATGTCATGTTCACCAGGATGAACAATCGTATATCCGAATTGCAATCTTGCAAATTCACCTTCTTCAAGTACTCTTGCCTTCTGATAGTGGTATATCACTCCTTTATATTCTTTCATTAGAAGTTCTATACCAGTTATATCAGAATCTTTGAAGTCGAAGAAATGATAATCAACGTCTTCTTTAAGCATCTTCTGTTTCTTCCAAAACAGGAGTTTCTCCCATAATGTTTCCATATGCAATTTCATATTTGTGTTTAACAAACTCTTTAAACTTATCATCATTTAAAATTGACTCCATAAATTCAGGTGTTGATGTATCTGCAATTCGTTTCTTGTCACCAATCTCACCAGTTGATTGGTCTACCTTTGAATACCAACCATTGGTTGGTTTGACCACATGGCCGGACTCAAGTGCAAGGTCAAGTAGACCAGAATACTTACTAATACCACCATCAAAAGATACAGAAATAGGTATTTTAGATTTTTCTTTAACATAACGGGACTTTTCTACGTTGATAATAAAATTGTAACCGACAATCTCGGTGCCATCTTTTTCTTGCTGACGGCCAATAATATAAATGTTGTCAGCAGAATAATACGAACCTGTACCACCACCAACGATATCTTTCGGGAACATACCAATCTCTTTGTATGTGTGATTAACAACAACCATTGAGATATCTTTAATGTTCAAGTGTGGTGTGACCATTCTAAACAAACTCTTAACTTGTTTTGCACGACTCATATCTGCAACAGATTTACCTTCAAGTGCATCTTCAACTTCTTTCTTTGATGCCAAGTTACCAATCGAATCAAGTATGATGATTAGTTTATCACCACGATTCACATCGGCCAATTGTTGCATAATATCAAACTTCAACTGTTCAATATCAGTTAGTGGTGTGTGCAATACTCTGTCCATGTCAATCTGAAATGTTTCAAAGTATTTGACTGGTGTGCCAAACTCTGAATCATAGAATAAAAGGACTGCCTCAGGGTATTTGTCCATATACGATTTCGCCATTAGCAAACTGAAGGCAGTTTTAAAGTGTTTAGATGGACCTGCCCACATTGTAAGACCAGGTATAAGACCACCATCAAGTCTGCCAGATAGTGCCACATTAATCATTGGCACACCTGTAGTGACCATATCTTTTTCAGTAAAGAATTTTGACTTAGATAGAATCGCACTATCTTTAATCGTTGAATTCTTTTTAATTTTTTCAAGTAAGCTCATTAGAAGGATCCTCCATCCATTTTGGTAATTTGTGTTTTCGGTATAATTTCGTTAGTATTATTTTTTTCTTCAAAGAATGATTCTAAACTAGGGCTGGCTGCTTTGTCAAGCTCTTTTTTCTTCTTTGCCTTTTTTGTAGGTTCTATTTCTACAGGTTCTTTTAATCTCTTATAGGTTTGATTTGATGCAATTAATAGTAAAACGGCAAGTGGGTCGAATACGAATATGATAATTAGAATTACGCTTCGTACTGCTTTATCTATGAAGTTTGGATCATCTTTACTATAGAATAACTCGGCTATGTACTTGATAGGACCAAT